AACTTGATACCAAACAAGTTTCCTAAAATTGAGAATGACCATCCTCGTTTATTGATACCTTTCTTTGATAAAAATAATAAAATGTTTGCATTTCAAGGTCGTGCATTTGGTAAAGAAACCCCTAAATACATAACGATTCGTTTAGATGACAAACAGAAAAAAATATTTGGGCTTGATCGTCTAAACAAATCAAAACATATATACATAGTAGAAGGACCAATCGACAGTCTTTTTATCGACAACTGCATTGCAATGGCTGGTGCAGATTTAGAACTTGATTATGACAAAGACAAATGTACAGTTATCTTCGATAACGAACCTAGAAACACAGAGATACTAAAACGAATGAATAAAGTAATTGATCAAGGCTATTCTATCTTTATTTGGCCAAGTGAGATTACACAAGAAAAAGATATTAACGATTTAGTGTTATCTGGTTATACAAAACAAAAAATTCAAAAACTTATCAATGACAATACCTATTCTGGTTTGTCAGCAAAACAACAATTTATTAACTGGAAAAAGAAGTAGGAGAAAGAATGGCAGATGAAATCTATGTCGTCAAGCGTAACGGAAGAGGAAAAGAAAAATTAGACATTAATAAAATACATGATATGATGCAACACGCCTGTGATGGTATATCAGGAGTGTCTTCATCACAAGTACAAATGACATCTGGTTTACAATTTGCAGATGGCATGACCACAGATGACATTCAACAAATATTAATTCGTTCTGCTTCAGATTTAATTTCATTAGATACACCAAACTATCAGTATGTCGCTGCCAGACTGTTACTTTTTAGTTTAAGAAAATCTTTATTTGGTAGATTATGGGATCATCCTAAACTTGCAAAACAAATTGACATAGGTATTGAAAGAGGTATCTATGATCCTCAAATTAAAGAATGGTATTCAGAATCAGAAATTGATCGAATGGATCAATGGGTAGACCATGAAAGAGATTTTCTATTTACCTATGCAGGTCTTCGACAAGTCATTGACAAGTATCTAGTACAAGACAGAAGCTCAGGTCAAATTTTTGAAACACCACAATTTATGTACATGTTAATTGCAGCCACACTGTTTGCACATTATCCAAAAGAAACGAGAATGAATTATGTTAAAAGATATTATAATGCTATATCGAAACACTTTATTAATATTCCTACTCCTATTATGGCAGGTGTTCGTACTCCTCTCCGTCAGTATGCTTCGTGTGTGTTGGTGGACAGTGATGATACTCTTGGTTCAATTTTTAGTTCCGATATGGCGATTGGTAGGTATGTTGCCCAGCGTGCAGGTATTGGAATCAATGCAGGCCGTATCAGAGGTATTAATAGTAAAATTCGTGGTGGTGAAGTTCAGCATACGGGAGTCATACCTTTTCTTAAAAAGTTTGAAGCAACCGTTAAATGTTGCACACAGAATGGTGTTCGTGGTGGTAGTGCGACTGTTCATTTCCCTATTTGGCACCAAGAAATAGAAGACATTATTGTATTAAAGAACAATAAGGGCACCGAAGATAACAGAGTTAGAAAACTTGACTATTCTATTCAGATATCTAAATTATTCTACTCCAGGTTCATTAAAAACGAAGAAATCACCCTATTTTCACCACATGATGTGCCTGAACTCTATGAGGCATGGGGTACACCAGAGTTTGATGAGATATATGAAAAGGCAGAAAGAAAGACATCTGTAACAAAGAAAAGAATTAAAGCATATGATTTATTCATGGACATTCTCAAAGAACGAGCAGAAACAGGTCGTATCTATATTATGAATATTGACCACTGTAATGATCATAGTTCTTTTAAAGATAGAGTTTATATGTCAAACTTATGCCAAGAGATTACTTTACCAACTGATCCTATTGATCATATCGATGGTGATGGTGAGATTGCATTGTGTATTTTAAGTGCAATCAATATTGGTAAAATGAATAGTCCAGAAATGATGGAAGAATATTGTGACTTGGCAGTTCGTGGTTTAGAAGAACTGATTGATCATCAAAACTATCCTGTTGAAGCTGCAAAGAAATCTACTTTGGCAAGACGTTCATTGGGTATTGGTTATATTGGATTGGCACACTTTCTGGCAAAGAATGGTGTGAAGTATGATGATCCAGAAGCATGGAAATTAGTTGATGAATACACAGAGGCATTTCAATATTATCTATTACATACATCAAAAGAAATTGCAAAAGAAAAAGGTAAATGTGAATACTTTGAAAGAACAAAATATGCAGATGGTATTCTACCAATTGACACATACAAAAAAGATGTAGATAATTTAGTTAAAAGAAAACTATCTTATGATTGGGATGGTTTAAGAAAAGAAATTAAGAAACATGGTTTAAGACATTCAACATTAACAGCACAGATGCCAAGTGAATCATCGAGTGTTGTTTGTAATGAAACAAATGGCATTGAACCACCAAGAGATTTTCTATCAGTAAAGAAGTCAAAGAAAGGTCCATTGAAACAGATTGTACCAAGTTTTCCTAGATTGAGAAACAACTATACTTTACTATGGGATATGAAATCAAACGAAGGTTATATTAATATTGTTGCAGTCATGCAGAAATACTTTGATCAATCTATCTCAGGCAACTGGTCATACAATCCAGAAAACTATGAGAACAACGAAGTACCATTATCTGTTATGGCAAAAGATTTATTGACAACTTATAAACTCGGTTGGAAAACAAGTTATTATCAAAATACATATGATGCCAAGAAAGATGCTGATGAACCTCAACACAACATTGGATGGCATGATGCTGTACCTGAAACAACTGATACACCAACTGATGAAGCAGACTGTGAGGCTTGTGCTATTTAATGTTAATGACTGATTCGACAGTATGGCAAGAATTAGAACGAGAAGACTTGTGGGTCTATGATAAACTTATTCTATCTAAAAAGTTAGGATATAATTGTGGTCCTGCAGAAGTGCCAGTACCAAAACCTGGTTATTATATTGTACGACCTATTACAAATCTTGCTGGATTAGGACTAGGTGCAACAAAACAATGGATAGAAGATGACACAAGTCACATACCTCCAGGATATTTTTGGTGTGAATGGTTTGATGGTCAACATTTAAGTATTGATTATGAAAATGGTAAATGTAAATTATCAGTGGTGGGTCATCGTTCATCAACTGATTTAACAAAATGGGATAGATGGGAAAAAGTAAATTACTATATGGATTTTCCTACTGTTCTATGGAAGTTTCTTAGATATCCAATTGTGAACTGTGAGTTCATTGGAGGTAAATTAATCGAGGTTCACTTTAGAGGTAATTCTGATTTTAGACATGGAAACAGTGAGTATATACCAGTGTGGGAAGGACAAGATATAAATCCACCAGAAGGATATACATACATAGAAGACGAAGATATACACGGAAGAATAGGAGCATATATTAAATGAGTAGTGTGTTTAACAGGAGTGAGGTTGACTTTACAAAACAACCAATGTTTTTTGGTGAAGACCAGAATACACAACGTTATGATCAATTCAAATATCCGATATTTGATAAACTAACACAACAACAATTAGGTTACTTTTGGAGACCTGAAGAAGTTTCATTACAAAAAGATAGAAATGATTTTCTCACATTAAGAGAAGAACAAAAACATATCTTTACATCTAATTTAAGATATCAAACTCTTTTAGATTCTGTACAAGGTAGAGGTCCAGCAATTGCATTTGTACCATTCTGTTCATTACCTGAACTAGAAGGTTGTATGATTGCATGGGATTTCATTGAAACAATTCACAGTCGTTCTTACACATACATTATTAAGAATGTATATCCTAATCCTGCAGATGTGTTTGATGATATTCTCAAAGATAAACATATCTTAGAACGTGCAGAAGCTGTTACCAAGACATATGATGAACTGATTGAAGCAGGTCATCGATATGCATTAGATGGTGTTGGTTCTACAAAAGAACTCAAAAGAAAATTATGGTTAGCAATGACCAATGTAAATATCTTAGAAGGTCTGAGATTCTATGTTTCTTTTGCTTGTACTTTTGCATTTGGTGAATTAAAGTTAATGGAAGGTAGTGCAAAGATTGTTTCTTTTATTGCAAGAGATGAATCATTACACCTACAAATATCTCAAAGAATTATCAATAATTATAGAGAATATGAAAACGATAAAGAGATGTTAGAAGTTATTAAAGAAGAAGAACAAAGAGTAACCGATATGTATGCAGATGCAGTACAACAAGAAAAAGATTGGGCAAACTATTTGTTTAAAGATGGTTCGATGATTGGTTTGAATGATAAACTATTACATAATTTTGTAGAGTTTATGGCAAACAAAAGAATGAAATCTATTGGACTGAAACCTATTTACGATCAACCTGCAAATCAGAATCCATTACCATGGACTGATCACTGGTTAAACAGTCGTTCTTTACAAAACGCACCACAAGAAACAGAGATTGAATCTTATGTAATTGGTGGTCTAAAACAAGATGTAAAAGAAGATGCCTTTAAGGACTTTGATTTATAATGCCTAAAATACACCACGAATGTGAGGAATGTAGTAACGCATATATAGTTATAACAAAAGAAGATATTGATGTGCGTTTCTGTCCTCACTGTGGTGAAGTAATTCATATTGAGGAAGAATATGAAGACGATGATGAAGATTAGTTATGAAAACACAAAGTGCAAAAGCAAAAGGTAGAAGACTTCAACAAGAGTTTCGTAATCTACTCATAGAGAAGTTGAATATACATCCTGAAGATATTGAAAGTCGTTCAATGGGTGCATCTGGTGAAGATTTAATTATGGCTAGAGCTGCACGAGAAAAGTTTCCCTATTCAATTGAGTGTAAAAATACCGAAAAATTAAATGTTTGGGCTGCTTACGAACAAGCATCATCAAACAAAGGCAATTATGAACCAATTGTCGTAATGAGAAAGAATAATAAAAAGGCATTAGTCGTTGTTGATGCTGAATACTTTGTGAAATTACATAAAGATAATGAATAAAACATTTATAACAGGAGTTGATACTTCACACGAATGGTTATTAAAGTGGTGGTATAAAAAATTAGTTGCAAACAATCCTGATACTCATGTCACTATTTGCGATTTTGGTATGTCAGAAAATGTTCGTGTTTGGGCAAAAACAAATGCTGATCATTTTGTATCATATCCTAAACATCCTCAAAACGCATGGTTTTATAAGACACAATGTTTGTTAGACAGCCCATATGAATATACTTGTTGGATTGATGTTGATTGTGAGATACATAAAAATATACAAGATGTATTTGATTATGCACAACCTAATAAAATATGTCTAACAAAGGATTGGGTAAGAGAAGGTGCAAGAACAAATCAAACTTGGTGGGCAACAGGATTTAATCTCATTAAAGGTTATTCTGATTTGTTATATGATTGGCACAGTATTTTAAAACAAGCAAAAGTTCGTGGCGACCAAGAAGCATTACATGAATTGATGATGAATAATCCTGTGCGAAATAAAGAAGTCATTGAATTACCACAAATTTATCAATGGTTGAGAATCTCATTACAACAAGGAAAAGACACACCCGATAAACGAGTGACACACTGGACAGGTCCTGTCGGTAAAAATCACATTAAAGAAAGGTTGATGAATGAAGACGATATCAATTTTAACACCTAGTCGCAATCGACCACAAAGACTAGATACATTTGTTCGGTCTATCTATGAAACTGCTGATAAACCTGAACGAATTGAAATACTAAACTATATTGACAGTGATGATCCTGCAATTAATGAATATAAAAAATATGAAGATACTTATGTCAGTGAAATGTATGAATTATTAAACTTTAGAAATTTATACGGACCACCAATGTCTGTATCTAAATCATGGAATGAAGTAGCAAAGTTATCATTAGGTGATATATTAATTATGGGCAACGATGATTTAATTTATCGTACAAAGTATTGGGATACAACATTAGAAAACGAATTAAGAAAATATCCAGACAATGTATATTGCGCTTGGTTTGAAGATAAAATCAATGGCCCAAAACACTGTGCCTTTCCTATCATCAGTCGAACATGGTATGACACAGTAGGATATTTTGCACCTGGTGTATTTAACTTTGGTTATAATGATACATGGGTTTTTGATATTGCAAAGAAAGTTGGTCGAACACATTTTATTAAAGATGTTGTTGTAGAACATATGCATTTTAGTAAACAAAAGGCAGAGTTTGATGATACCTATGCAAGAAATAGAACACAAGAAAAAGGTAATCTCTATACAAAAGATAAGATTATCTTTGAAGAAACAGATAAATTAAGACAAGAAGACGCAGACAAATTAAAAGATATAATTAAAAAAAGTTGGTAATGTATAGAATTGCAATATATAGAATACACTATGGATTAGATTTCTTAGAACAATCTGTTAAATCAATTATCAATGATGTTGATTGGGTTTATATTTTTCATTCATCACAACCTTGGTCAAAAAGACAATCATTATCTTATCTAGGTGAACATATCAAATTACCTAAATTAGAAGAAAATGTTGAATCTTTTATTGATCAAAAATTTGATAATAAAATAACATATATTGCAAAAGAATATGATACACCGGATAATCAATATGCAAATATGTATCATTACATTAGACGACATTATCATAGTCAACACCCACAAACTTTAATGATGGAACCTGATATGGTATTTGCACCAGGTGATGCAAAGAAATTATTAGAATATAAAGGTGATCATGTGAGTACAAAACAAATTGAATTATGGAAAGGTATGCATCATCGAGTTCCACAAAGAGATAGAGTGGGGCCAACATTGTGGAATGTTCCATTTGATCATACATTAAAAGGAACACATTCAGAAATTAATGTTCACCCCACAATACAGAATTATAATTTTGGGTTTTGTTTATCAGAAAAGATAATGTTATATAAACATCTTGTTGCCATTATGGGTTCACAAGATATAAAAGATTCTATACCAAGTGAAAGATGGTATGAAGATAAGTGGTTAAATTGGAAACCAGAAACTACTGATTTAGAAATATCAGAAAAATTTAAACACTACATAAAACAAATAGTAAAGTTTGACCCACCGTCAGATATATTGGAGTACATGAATGGTTTTGAGAATAAAGGAATATAACGAAGTAAGAATTATAGACCAAGAACAAGTCACAATTGGTCTATATGAAAAAGAAGGACAATATGTCATTCATCGATTTGCAGCCAGAGGAAAGATTAATAACTTTGTTGCAAACTATGAGTTCATTGATAATAACAATGTATCTCACTTAAAACCTATTGATTTAGAACACGGTAATAAAATATTAGACAGAGTTGAACAAGGTATAAAATATTCAAACATCTTTATTTTCTATGATGAAAAATCATCTGATACTAAACTACCTGATGAGAAAAGTGCGGAGGAACATAAGTTCACATCAACAGGTATTAAGTTCTGGCGTCACCAAGAACAAATGTTTAATTATAAGAATGGTGATCCCAATACAATTATTTCTACTCACATATCTCCCGAAGGTGCTTGCAATTTAAAATGTCCATATTGTAGTGTGACATATAGAGATACACATAGTCGTATACCAATGGAGATTATTCAGGACTATGTAACAAAATTAAAGACGAGAGGCTTAAAGGCAGTCATATTAACAGGTGGTGGAGAACCAACCGCATATAAACATTTTAATGAATTAGTGCGTTGGTTGAAATCACAAGACTTATCAGTTGCATTAATTACGAATGGTTCTGAACAATATTGGAAACGCATTGACGAAGATGTGTGTAAAATGTTTTCATGGGTTCGTGTTTCAATTAATGTATTTAAAGATTGGGATACAAGAATAGGGTTGCCTTTAGAAAAATTTGATACAGAGAAAACAGTGATTGGTTGTTCTATGGTTTATACAGTTGAACATGAACTATCGGAAGAAGTCATGGCAGATAGAGTTGGATTATTAAATAAAGTTTCTAAAGTAGCAGATAAGTGTGGTGCAAAATATATTCGTATGTTGCCGAACTGTTTATTAGAACAAGAACATTTAATACGTCAACATAAATCATTAGACAATGTTTTAGCACAAATTAATGATACAAGATTCTTTCATCAATATAAAATACATGGTGCTCCAAAGTGTGATACTTGTCATCAATCATACTTTAGACCATATCTAAGTGAAGAAATACACAAAGAAACAGGTGTTGCAGGAACAGTTTATCCTTGTGATAGTGTTGTTTTAAATGATACTTATCAGTTCTTTGCTGAAGAATATCAACTATGTCATGCAAGTGACATCTTAGATTACTTAGATAAAAAGATTAAACCAAAGTTTGATCCAAGAGAAAGATGTAAAGGCTGTGTCTTTACTGAAAATGTTAATATGTTAGACGATTGGGTAAATGGTAAAATTGATAGATTTGACGAGTTCAAAGACCCATTAATGCATGAGGAGTTTGTATGATTAAAGCAGATTATTATGATGAGAACTATTTTGAGCGTGGTGCTGAAGTAGGTAAATCTCTATATTCACACTATCGTTGGATGCCAGAACTAACGATACCAATGTGTCATCACATTATACAGTATTGTAATATTGGGCGAGAGAAAGTATTAGATTTTGGTTGTGCCAAAGGTTTCTGTGTTTATGGATTACGATTATTAGGTGTTGATGCCTACGGTGTTGATATGTCAGAATATGCAATTAGTGAAGCACCAAGAGCAATAGAAAAACGAGTAAGGGTAATAAAACAGTATGAAGATTTAAATCAACAATATGGTTTAATAATTGCAAAAGATGTTTTAGAACATATACCATATGAAGATTTAGAAAATCAATTAAGAATATTCTATCGTAATTCACAGAAAGTATTCATTATTGTTCCATTAGGTACAAATGGAAAATACTATATAGATAGTTATGAAGCTGATAAAAGTCATTTCATACGAGAAGACTTATATTGGTGGACAGAACAAGTAGAGAATGTCGGTTATACAATCACAAAATCTACATATGATTTAGGACCATTCAAAAAGAATTGGCAATTTAATCAAAGAGGTAATGGATTAATTATAGGAGAAAAGAAATGAAAGTTGGATTTGTTGGTCTAGGAAACTTAGGTAGAGAAGCCGCTGAAGTTATGGCCGAACATTATGATGTTATAGGATATGACATCAAAAAAGTAGAAACAACAGTAAAATTAGCAAGTAATTTGCAACACGCAGTAGATGATAGAGATATCGTATTTTGTGCTGTACAAACCCCACACGATTCAGATTATGATGGTAGATATCCTACTAGTCATTTACCACCAAAAGATTTTAACTATGATATAGCAATTAGTGCTATACAAGAAATTGATAAGTATGTTAAACCTGGCACCATGATTGTCTTAATTTCTACTTGTTTACCTGGTACTGTAAGAAAAAGAATTGCACCAGTTGTAAAGAATGGTCGATTCATTTACAATCCATATTTGATTGCTCAGACAACTGTTAAGTGGGATATGAAGAATCCTGAAATGATTATCATTGGTACTGAAGATGGTACAGAAACAGATGAGGCATTAGAGTTGTTTAATTTCTACAAACCAATCTGTGAAAGAAATACACGAGTTGAAATTGGTACATGGGATGAAGCAGAAGCAATTAAGATTTTCTACAACACATTCATTACAACTAAATTGTGTCTAGTAAACATGATACAAGATTGTGCTATGAAAATAGGCAACATCAATGTTGATATTGTGACAACAGCCTTAAAAGATTCTACAATGAGAATTATGGGACCAAGTTATATGAAAGCAGGACTTGGTGATGGCGGTGGATGTCACCCACGAGATAATATTGCTTTAAGATGGTTGGCACAAGAATATAACTTTGGTTATGATATCTTTGATGCGATTGTACAAGTACGAGAACTACAAGCAAAAGAAATGGCAAAGTTTATGGTAGAACAAAACGAGAACGAGATAGTCATTCTTGGTACAGGTTTCAAACCAAAGACTGACCAGTTACATGGATCACCTTCAATACTTGTGGGATATTATTGTGAACTACTTGGTAGAAAAGTTCATTATACAAACGATACAAAGAATATTGAGCCAGATTTAGAAAATAGTAAATACACATATCTCTTAGGACATTTTGACGGCACTTATGATAACTATAATTTCGCAGTTGATTCAACAATCATTGATCCTTGGAGAACATTTAAAAACGAATCCAGACCAGATTTAAAGGTCATTCCTTACGGAAATACACGCAAAAAGTAATAAAATATTACCAAATAGGGGTGGGCAATTCTGTCGCACCCCTTAAAACCCCTTATTTTTCAACAAAAATTAATTTGGTTAAATCCTTGACATATTGCTAGAACCTGGTAATCTAGCTATATGATTAAAAGTCAGAAATCAGTTCTTGCAAAAAAAGATGTATTGACAGACAACGCAAGACATAACCAATTACAATACATCAAAAATACATCTAAAAGTGTTCGCAGACAACATAATAAACGAGTTGTTGAAAACGAAATTTTAGATTATTATGATACTGGTGATTCTTGGTCACCTATTCAAAAACAATCTAACAATTTCCATGTTGTTTATCACAGAGGATATGATGATCCTGAAGATGGTTATTTTGAGAACTCTTGGACTGTTTTTAGAAATGTACCATTTAGTTTCAAAAGATTACAAACTCTTTTAAACAAAAAGAACACAATAAAGAAATATTGTGATCGAAAATATGAAGAATATGACAGAGTAAAACCTGTTAATTATGTTCGTAGTAGGGTTTCAATAATCTATGATGATGAATATTATATGACATATAATGACAAATTTGGTAGTGATTTATATGGTGCAGATGGTTATTACTATGATTATGGTCAAAAACACGATTTTATGTTGAAATATGATTTTGGTCATTATTGTCGCACCTATAAAAAAGAGATTGACAATGTACAGAAAGTGTGTTAGAGTTTAGATATGATTTATTTTGATAGTGAAATTAACAATCCAATAAGTGTTGCTAGAGATATCATTAAAGAATGTAAAATATCTCTTTATACAAACAAAGAACCTTCTTCTTACAGAAATCAATTAATGACTGTTTTTGAAGAAAGAGTTATTAAAAACAAAACTCTCAAGCAAGTTGCCAATTTGTTAAATCTTAAATCTTCCGAAAGAGTTAGACAAATTGAATTCAGATTATTAAGAATTTTAAAACATCACATGAGAGATATTAGAAAGATATATTAATTATGATAGCAGAAATTATGACACTAGAAAACATGAAGAAACTGATTGATGTTTCTGATGAACTTAGAGAAGATAACGCCAGAGATTGGAAACAGAAATACGATTTATTAGTAGGTGCAATCAGAGGTTTAGAAGATCACCTAGAAAGACAGTTTGCTGAAATGGAAGCACAATACGAAAAAGAACACGGAGGTTCAATACATTAATGAATAAGTTAGAATATGCTCAGTTTAAATTAGAAGATTACGAACCAAGTCCATATAGAAATTATTTGGTTTCTTGGGCAGATAGATGTTACCAATTATACTGCAATGGTAAAATACAAAATGAACAATATGGTTCAGAGGTACTTGCAGGTTGTGATGAAGTTGGTAAATACTTTACAAAATTTTTATCGCAAGACATGAAAAAAGATCAAAACTTTGATGTTTTATTAGATGATCTGATGTTATTTGTCGATGAAAACAACGCAAAACTTGCCGCTTGGGCATTAGTGAGATAGGAGAAACTATGATTAAATTCTTTTTTATTGTGTCGGGTATTTCAATGATTTCAACAATAGGTTTTATCAATGAACTGGGCGATACAAATTGGGCATATGTTGCCCTATCAGCATTTATAGGTGTATCATTCTTTATATTTGCTATAATTACAATGATACAGAAAGATAATGAACTTGACAATGAATAAAAAAACTGATACAGTAAAATACAAATATACACATATTACAAATATATTAAAACAAAAATATGGTTGGATTCAGATTCCATTAATAACAAAAGATTCTGTTATTGTGACAGAGTGGGAAGGTGAACCAATTAAAACAGTTAAAATATAATGGGATTAATTTATATTCGACATAAAACAAAAAAGAGAAACAGATTACCTTTAACTGATTCTCTTAAAAAAGCAAGAGAAGACCATGCAGAATATCTTAAATCTCTTGGCTATAAGAAAATACCAAAGTCAGAATATACTGCCTTTAATGATATCAACACATTGAACGCAGACAGAACAAGACAGACAGTTGTTGTTGAAAAAAGAACAGTTCCTCATATGGGTAACGGTGCGCCAAAAAGAAAAAGAATAGAACATAACTTTACAGTGGCACCTGCATATAACAAAGGGGCATATCAAGTCATCAATAAAGATGATATCAAAGATATCGGGAGATAATATTATGAATAATTTGCAAGAAAGTTTTAGTGATTTACTCAATAGAACTTCAATTGAAAATGACCTAGAATTGCGATATTGGTCAGAAAAGTTTCGTGGTAAGATACCAAAAAGTGTGAAGAACAGAATATCAAAATTAAAATACATTCTTTCATTACAGTATCAAGCAATGAAAGAACGAGAGAAAATCGAAAAAGAACAAAAACAAAAGGAGAGTGAAAATGCCTAATTGGTGTAGCAATAGTATTGAAATATCAGGTCCAAAAGAACAGATAGAAAAACTTTGGAATGTAGTTCAATCGTATGAGAGTGATGAAGGTAAAGGTTTATTAACTGCCATGTATCCAAATCCGTCAGGTGAATGGGATTATGGATGGTGTGTTGATAATTGGGGTACAAAGTGGGATGTTAACACTGAGGGTCTTGGATTAGTAAATGATGGTGAAAATGATTCTTCTATCACTGGTTATTTTGATAGTGCCTGGTCACCTCCAATTGGTGCATATGACAAATTCTTAGAACAGAATCCAGATTGTAGTATATCGGCATCTTATGAAGAACCTGGTATGGATTTTGCAGGAGTATATGATAATGGTGAAGATCGTTATTTAGAAGGCATCTCCGAATATGCAGATGAAGTTATTAAAAACAATTTAGAAAAAAGTGATAATGAACTTTATAATGAATTAGATGATATCTATGATTTAACAGAACAAAGGCGTGAATGGTTAGAATTTAACGAGGAAGAGAATGAGGAAACCAATGTCTAAAGATATCAAACCATTAGAGATGATTCATAATGAATGGAGAGAAATCAAAGATGCTGATGTGGAAACAAAAATCAAATGGTTAAAGAAACATCAACGAATGGAATTACCATATGATATTCATTGGGAAAATCTGATTAAGTTTAATGAAACAGGTAACTGGCCAATAATTGTAAAACACAGATCAAACGAAGATGATTTATCTGATAGTGAAGAAAATCTCTATGAACAAATTATGGCAGATGATGTTGGTCTAACAGATGCAGAGGAAAGTTTAACAGATGAGGAACTTGAAGCTATTCTTTAGTATTATACTTGCAACAACTTTAATTAGTTGCTCACAGAATAGAAATGTATCAAGTCATTTTGGTGCAGTTATTGGTGGTGCGAGTGCAGGTGCAACCTGTTATCAATTGATATCACAAAGTGCTCCTTTAGTTGCTACCTGTGCGGTTTTAGGAAGTTTTGCAGGTGCAGAATTGTTTTATAAATCAGATAGAAATGTACACAATGCAGTTTTTGTTGATCATTTAAATACAGCACCATCTAATCCAAGTTATGTAACCTGGTTTAATCCAAGAACAGGTAATAAAGGTGATATTAAAATCAATCGCTCTTATGTCACCGATACAGGAATGAAATGTTCTGATTATCAATCGACAGTTGATATACAAACATCTTGGCCAATATCCGGACTTGATAGATCGACAGAATTTGGTATTGCATGTCAACACCCAGACGGAGTGTGGGAGGTAGTTGATGCGACATCTTAAAAATAGTTTCTTTTGGTATATTGTAACAATTGTTGTAGTGTACCTTGGAGTTTTGTTTTGGGGATTGATTGCTCAGGCAAATGAAGTTCCTCATACAAAAAGTAATTGTGTGATTACACAAGAAATAGATCCTGATACTATGATCGTTTTACGAGAGAAAATGGTTTGTAGAGATGGATATATCGGTCCTAGTTATTGGGAAATCTTTGCCCAATTCTATTATCGTAATGTTGATACACCTAGTTATTGTAGATATATCGACAGAGCAGACCATATATTTCACACACCAGTGAAAGTATGTTTAAAAGAAAACGGAGAGTGGGTATATGATTAATTTTATATTTGGTGCAATTGTGGGTGGTTTTATAGTTTATATTAATCCTTCAATTGTAAATACTTTAATGAATATCGTAAAGGGGGTAATCTAAATGCGATACTTAATGATGATGATTCTTGCAATGTTTGTAGCTTCTTGTAGTTCTACATATCAAGTTAAACAAGAATCAAGTGGTAATAATGAGATGCTAGAAGAAGTGCCAAAGTGGTTTGTAATGAAACCAACGAGTGATAACTTTCTCTATGGGGCTGGAGTTGCAACAAGTCCAGACTTAAATCTAGCAATTAAAAAGGCAAATCTAATTGCGAAAGCAGAGATTGCTGATGTGATCAATGGTGAAATGAATGAACGAGCCACATATTTCTCAACTGAAGTGGGTAGAGATAAAAACAAAAGAACTGTTCAGGAGTTTGATAGAACTATTGTCAATGTGATAAAAAAGACTGCTGTCGTTGGATACGAAGTTGCAGAACAAGATATCTATACAACCGCATATGATGAATATAGAGTGTATTTACTATTAAAATTCTCATATGATGACCAGAATAAGTTGTGGAATAAGATACTTGACGACAGTATCAGTCAGTTCAATACCGATTCTATTAGAGATAAAAATATTGACATGATTGATCAAGAATATATAGATAGATATAATAAAATAATTCAACAAGAGGAATTAAACTAAAGTGTCTATACAAGTATATACGAAACCGGGTTGCACCTATTGTGATCAAGCAAAAGCTTTATTAAATAAGTGCAATCTACAATTTGAGGAATTTACTGTAGGTGTTCACATTTCAAAAGAAGAACTGATTGAACACCTTAAACGCAATGTAAAAACAGTACCTCAAATTGTAATTGATAAAGAAGTAATAGGTGGTTTTAATCACCTAAAAGAATATTTACTAGATAAAGGTTATGTAAATTTTAAAGGAGAGGTTATTGCAAATAGAGAACGAGAAACAATACAATCAGATATATGAAAAATACAAAATTTACAAACAAAAAGCATTTCAAAAAGAATTAAATTTAAATGGTATTATTGAATATTTTGAATTGCGAGAGATAGTAAAAGATTATGACAGCAGAAATAATAGACCTAAAAACAAAAAAACAATTAAATAAAAAATCTGAAATTGATGTCGATAATCGTATGCTGGAACAACAATCCAGAGATTATGCTAATGCATTGGTTGATGATTACATGGTTCGTTTGATACACGAATTTCAATCAGAAGGTTTAGGTATTGGTTCTACTGAATGGCAAGATTCAAAGAAAACATTTAAAGAAATAGGTTTCTTTATTGAGGCTTTAAGAGCATTGATACATAAAGAATTTGATTTAAAACATCCTATGCATCAAATTATTGATAGAATGATGACAATAAAGTATGATAAAAGACAAAATAAATATTATTCACAAATACAGTATTATATTTCAAAAGATAAAACAGAAAAAACTGTGGAATTTGAAGGCGAAGAATTAGAATGATTTTAGTTGATTTAAATCAAGTGATGATATCTAACTTGATGGCACAAGTTGGTAGAGATTCTGATATCAGTGAAGATTTAGTTCGACACATGGTATTAAACTCACTAAGAAGTTATAATACAAAGTTTAAAGATGAATATGGCGAAATTATAATATGTTGTGATTCCAGACATTATTGGCGTAGAGAAGTATTTCCTAATTACAAATCAGGTAGAAAGAAAACAAGAGAAACTGATTCACATGATTGGGATAATATCTTTACTATCTTTAATAAAGTGCGAGATGAACTCAAAGAACATATGCCTTACAAAGTTGTAGATGTTTATGGTGCAGAGGCCGATGATATCATTGCAACTTTGGTTAAAAATTCAAAAGAAAAAGTCTTAATATTAAGTGGTGATAAAGACTTTATACAATTACAAAAATATGGTAATGTAAAACAATATGCACCCATTCAAAAGAAATGGATTGATGGTGTGGATCCTAATAGATATATTAAAGAACATATATTAAAGGGTGATCGTGGTGACAGCATTCCAAACTTCTTATCACCTGATGATACTTTTATTAATAGTATTCGTCAAAAACCTATTAATAAGAAGAAGTTGGACTATTGGATTGATAGTGATCCAAAAGGTTTCTGTAATGAATATCAATATAGAAATTTTCAACGAAATCAGCGCCTTGTTGATTTTGACTATATACCTAAAGAGGTAGAAGAAAATATTTTGTCAGAATATGAAAACATTAAAGTTTCAGGACGACATAAGATATTAAACTACTTTATTACAAATAGATTAAAAGACCTAATTGGTCAAATACAGGAGTTCTAAAAATGGCATTTGATGAAGACGGAAAGTTTGGACCAACATTAACTTTCCACGAAATTTTAGTGAAAGTGAATAACGCTAAGGATAAACCTAAAAAGTTATCAGTATTAAAACATTACGACACAGCAGAATTAAGAATGATTCTTAAAGCTGCATTTGATCCTAATATAGAATGGTTATTACCTGAAGGAAAACCACCATTCAAAGAAAATGAAGCACCAGAAGGTACTGAACATACTTATCTAAAACGAGAAGCAAGACGATTATATCATTTTATTAAAGGTGGTAATCCAAATCTATCACAGAATAAACGAGAAGCAATGTTTGTTCAGATACTAGAAGGATTGACAAAAGAAGAAGCAGACTTATTAATTTCAACGAAAGACAAAGAATTGAATAAAAAATATAAGGGTTTGACGGCAAATCTAATTAAAGAAGCCTTTAATTGGAACGATTCTTTTATGAAAAAGTAAGTAAAATCAACACTTTTAGCTGCGACATTTTGGGCCAATTTTATCCTTGACTTTTATTCATATCCTGATACATTATAGATATGAAAAAAGAAAAATATAAGATAATTTACAAAAAACATGGTTCTAAAGTTTGGGACACATGGTCTGTTTATTCATATAGAGAAGTGATTAAGGTTAAAGACCTTATGTTAAGTTCTTATATGTATTCTGATATTAAGATTTTTCACTATGATTTAGTGAAAAACATTGGAATGCCAAAGTGTGTTTTCAATGCAGTAGATTTAATTGACTTATATGATTTGAAAGAGGTTGCATAATGGGAAAAGTTAAAGAGTGGTTATATGATGAAGTTGAAAGTCAGATTGAAAAAGTCTGTCAGGCTTTTAAAGATGAGATTGTTACTAAAGATGAGGCAATCGATTCTATAATGAAAATTCAAAACATCGATGTTTGGATTGGTGATCAGATAGATTATTCTATTGCCGCCGAAATACTTGATGGTGAGATTGGTGGTGTTTATGCTTAATTTTAAAGTAACTTGGTTATCTGGTTATGGTGATGCCGATGGTACATCTCAGGTTGTTTCATTTGAAGAAATGAAAGATTTTGGTTTAGATGCCTATATGGGTGATGATTGGGAAAGAGATTTCTTAATGTTAAATGTAGGTGAGGAATTACTTGTGAGTGGTCCTTGTGGGATTGAAGAAGTAAAATACGAAAGGTTGTCAATATGAACGATTGGATTAAAAATTCAGTAATGACAGCTATTATTTTAATTTTCTTTGTATTGTTTTGGGAATTTGCATTAAGTAAAAGTGCAAAGGCACAAACTTACAATGAGGCAGTTCTTGGTCATGTAATTACTGAGAACATTCGTGGTGGTATTGACAATCAAGCAGTCATGGAAGCAGAAATGCAACGTGCCGCTTATCTATTTGCAATACAGTCTATTAACATATTAGAATCTTATTTACCTGCAATTTTAGATGGTGTCAAACGAGATATGCAGATAGTTGCAGAGGAAAAATATAAAGAGGTTCTAACCGATTAGGAGTATATTATGACCTTGACAAATTTTTTATTATTTGCCAATTTAGCAACATTAGGATATATTGCATTAATGGTTTATGCAATTGGTGAGAAAATGAGTGAATATGACAAAAAAGAAAAGTAAAAAATTCAAAGACGAAGTACCTGAAATACCATTTACCTATGACTTCTATTTGGTGTATTGGGAAGATATTCAAAGTGATAGTGGTTGGCGAGATATGAAAGATATATTAGATTCTACACCCGCAACCTGTGTTTCTACTGGTTGGTTAGTAAGAGCTGATAGAAAAGTTCATGTTCTGATGAGTGATTACTCATATGATGATAAAAATGATTTATCTGATGGTGGTAATACTACTGTTATTCCGACAAAGAATGTTATTAAGAAATATAAGATTGAAGGCCTATGAACGATCAGAAACCTTTAATGTTCTTTCTGATTTTAATTTTTACAATCCTTTGGTGGGGTTATGCAAAATCAGAAGTTATTGTTCCTAAAGATAATGATTTACACTGTCTAGCACAAAACATTTATTTTGAGGCAAGAACAGAATCCGATGCAGGTCAAATCGCAGTTGGTCAAGTTGTTTTAAATCGTGTAGATCACCCTAGATATCCTAATAATGTTTGTGATGTAATTCGACAAGGTCCGACATATACATTTGATCCTGATTTTCCTGTAAGAAACAAGTGTCAGTTTAGTTGGTATTGTGATGGTAAATCTGATAATATAAAAAATGTTGAAGCATGGAATCATGCAAAAGCCATTGCAGGTATTCTTTTGGCATTACCAGATATGGTACCAAAAATTGTAGAAGATGCAACACATTACCATGCAGACTATGTAAAACCCCATTGGGCAGATCATTTAGAACGAGTTACAAGAATTGAATCACATATATTTTATAAAGTTATTGACAATTAATCAAAACTGTGATATAATACAAAATAATGAATATATTTTACTTAGATAGAGATCCTAAAAAATGTGCTGAAATGCATTGTGACAAACATGTGGTGAAAATGATTGTTGAATATGCTCAAATACTTTCTACTGCTCACAGAATGTTAGACGGCACTAAATATATTGATACTTCCAAGAACGGAAGAAAAATTACAAGATATAAATTAAAAGATAACTTAGAAAACATTGTTTACAAAGCGTGCCATTTTAATCACCCTTCTACTGTTTGGGCAAGGACTTCTTTTCAGCACTATCAGTGGTTGTATGAGTTGTGGCGTGAACTATCAGGAGAGTATCGACATCGATACGGAGGAAAAACAGGTAGAGATCACTCCAGCTGGACATTGCTCGGCGAAATTCTAAAATATACTCCTACAAACATAACACACAAAGGTTTTACAGAACCACCTCAAGCCATGAAAAAATATCCTGAATGTATGGTTGAAGGTGATTCTATACAGGCATATAAGAACTACTATATAATCGCAAAGAGTGAATTTGCAAAATGGACAAATCGACAGATTCCGGAATGGTATACAAATGGACTTGCAACAGAAATTATTTGAAATAATAACACCCTATACTGAAGACGGTATTGAACTCAATTCTCATTTTATTGATGATTTGGGTTTTGATAGTTTAACTGTTGTGGAATTTGTTATGCAATTAGAAGATGAGTTTAATATAGAAATTAATGATGATGAAGTGTCACAAATTGCTAGAGTACAAGATTCATTAAACTTATTAAAAAGTAAATTAAATGCCAACATATAGATTTAAAAATCACAAGACAGGTGAAGTGTGGGAAGAACTGATGATGATTGCTGAAATGGAAGAGTTTAAAAAACAAAAACACATTGAACTCTTACCACCAACACAAATGAATATTGTTTCAAGTGTTGGTACAATTGATAGTAAAACCGACAATGGCTGGAAAGAGAATTTACAACGAATTGCAGCTGCTCATCCAGAATCACCATTGGCAGAACGTTATGGTTCGGGTGAAACAAATGCAAGAAAGAAGGCAAAAGAGATTGTTAAAAAGCATCGAGCAAGGAAATTATAAATAATTATGTATCTGTCTGAATAGATTAGAGAGCAAAAGTAGGGTTAACTATAGCCCAAAAGTCAGCTGGGACTGATCCAAGACTAGATAAAGGCCCAACTTATGTTGGGCCGCACTAAAGGATAAACATGGCGAAAAAGAAACTTGAAATTACCGACAAAGAACTAGTCAATATTAAACCAATCACAGAAAATCAAAAAAGAATGGCAGAAGCCTGGAGAGCAGGTAAACATCTATTTTTATATGGTGTTGCAGGAACAGGTAAAACCTTTCTATCTTTATATCTTGCATTAAAAGAAGTCTTAAACGATAAGTCAGAACAACATCGAGTGTATCTTGTACGAAGTTTATTACCAACACGAGATATTGGTTTTCTTCCTGGTGATGAAGAAGATAAAGCGTTTCTTTATCAAATGCCATATCAAAACATGGTGCGTTTTATGTTTTCAGCACCAACCGAAACTGCTTTTGAAAGACTATATGTTGATTTAAGAAATCAAGGTACTATTGAATTTTTATCTACATCATTTCTCAGAGGTATTACAATTGATAATGGCATCATTATTGTTGATGAGTGTCAGAATCTTAACTTCCATGAACTAGACACAATCATTACAAGAGTTGGTCAGAATAGTCGAATTATATTCTGTGGTGATTTTCAACAAACTGATTTAAATAAGACCGCTGAGAGAAATGGTATCTATGATTTTCAGAGAATACTATTCGAAATGGGTGAGTTCGAAAATATCGAATTTGACCTAGGAGATATCGTAAGAAGTGGTTTCTTACGAAACTATTTAATTCAAAAAATAAAGTTAGGATTGCACTATGACCAGAGCTAAAGAACTAAAACAACAACACAAATACTACAAAAAGAAAGTTGAAGAAATTGAACAAGACAGAAATGTTGATCGTTCATCAGACTTATGGCGAATACTAAAAGAACATAAGAAACTTAAATTACACTATAAAACGGAGTTATTAAATGCAAAATAATTGGATTAAATGTTTAGAAACAATACTTCACCATGAAGGTGGGTATGTCAATCACCCCAAAGATCCTGGTGGTGAAACAAATTTAGGTGTCACTAAAAGAGTATATGAAGAATTTGGTGGTACTAAAGATATGAAAGATTTAACAAGAGAAGATGTAGAACCTATCTACAAAAAGAACTATTGGGATAGAGTAAAAGGTGACGATTTACCTGCAGGATTAGACCTATGTGTCTTTGACTTTGGTGTTAATGCTGGTACCGGTCGTGCTGCCAAATATCTACAATCATTAATTGGTGCAACACCAGATGGTGGTATTGGTCCAAACACACTAAAAAAACTAAATGATTTTATTGAAGAAACTGGATTGACAGAAACAATTCGACTTTACCAAGATGAAAGACAAAATTATTATGAATCATTGTCAACATTTGAAACATTTGGTAAAGGGTGGACAAGACGAGTAAAAGAAACTACTGAACTAGCATTAGAATTAGTTTGACATTTGTGTCAAATTGTGATATAATTATATTATGTTTAATCATTTACCTAAAATTGAGTTTCCTGAACTCAAAGCAAAAAATATAGACGGAAAGAGATTCTATGAAAATCTGGAAACAAATCAGTCATATCCTTCAATTACAACTGTTCTTTCTATCAGAGATAAACAAGGATTACACGAATGGCGTCAAAAGGTTGGTGACGAAGTGGCGAACTATATTGCTCGTACCTCCGCTAATCGTGGAACTGCTGTTCATAACATGGTTGAGGATTATCTCAACAATTTAGATAAAGAAGCATTAGACGAAAAACACAAGAAGAACTTCCATGCCTGGTGTATGTTTAACGAATTTAAACCTATCCTTAATAATATAAATAATATTCATACACAGGAAGCACAAATGTTTTCTGAAAAATATACTGTCGCTGGTAGAGTTGACTGTATTGGTGAGTATGAAGGAAAACTGTCAGTAATAGATTTTAAGACATCTTCTGGTGAAAAGAAAGAAGAATGGATTAGTAATTACTTTATACAAGGCTCGGCATATGCAGAGATGTATGAAGAACTTACAGGCACACCTATTGAACAAGTCGTTATTCTAGTGATTACATCTGATGGCTCAACCCAAGTATTCAAAAAGAATAAGAACGATTATCTACCACAATTAAAAGAGGCAGTAGAGAACTTTTACAAGTGGATAGAAAATGAAAAAACTAATTAGTGTACTATTATGTTCAATTCTTTTATCATGTACTTTTACATTTGAAAATGCTAACAGTGAAGAATTTTCAAAAAGTTTCAATGAAGTATTTACCAACACGAAAGAAGTTAATATCTTTTGTGGAAATCCAATTGAGGTTGGTTATTACATGGGTTTTAATTATGGGTTATTACCCATATCTATTGGTCAAACATATGATTTCTTCGAAGAAGAATATCAAACAACGATTTTTACGGCAACGAAGGACTTTAAAACAATCGCAATTTTATTATTAAATGATGATGAATTATGTGTTTCAAGTATCAGTTTGAATCACATATTATATGAGGAGAAAAAATAATGCACAAATACACACATCGATTTTATGAACTACTTGAGGAAATCAAAAATCTACATGATAAGAAAAGACACGATTATGCTCAAGAATCAGATCCATTTGCAAACTTTAGATTATCAGAGTTAGGTGGAATTGAAGCATGGAAAGGTATTGCAGTTCGACTAGGTGATAAGTATAGTCGATTAATGTCTTTTATTAAAAAGGGTAAATTAAAGTTTAATGATGAATCAATCAAAGATACATTAATGGACAATGCTGTCTATTCTCTTATTGCACTTATTCTATATGAAGAATCACAAGAAAATTCTGATCAAATGACTTTTACATTTCATGGTGATAATAATGTTGCAAGTACAGCTTCAACGACACAATCGACAGGAGAACAAGGTTGACCCCAAAAGATTTTGCTATCTTAATTGATCAAAAAGTTCAAATGAAACAAATGTCACATATGGATGCTGTCTTAGAATATTGTAAAGAGAAAGAAATAGAACCTGATACAATTACTCATTTAATTAATCGAACATTAAAAGAAAAGATTAAATTAAATGCAGAGGAATTACACTATTTACCAAAGAGTGGTATATTACCTATTTGATGGATGGATTTGAAGTATATAAAACATATCTGGCACTAAAACTACACTTCACCAGAGAAGATTATAATATAGATCAATATAATGGAAAAACAAGAGCGTCATACGATTCGTTCAACAAAAGAAACGACAGATTCTTCTTTCATCGAGTTGCCAAAAAGTATAAAAGTGAT